TCGGTTAATTCTGCACCCGGCGCGCTCTTCTCCTTGCGAAAAACCATCTCGCCGTCTGCGTCGCTGCCGATTACCATGCCGCGCTGTCTCGCGAGACCCGCTAAGAATGGTAAGACTTTTTCGGTTGGTTGTATTGAAACTTGCTCGAAGGGTGCGCCAGGTGCGCCAAAGCCGCCTATGGCCTGGACCCCGAACGGGACGCCTAAATTATAGGCGATCTCAACCACATTTAGATTTAAAAATTCGTAAGGTGACGCTGAGCCTGGAGCGGGTGGCATGCAGTCCGCCAAGACTCCCGGCCGTGAATACCCTGAAACTGAAAGCGTATTAGACCCGGGCTCTGAGGTCGGTATAGTCGAAACTATGGTGCCTGTGAACGCCACCGAATCACCTATGTAAATCTGTACGGTTTTATATGAGAATGGCTTGAACACTCTTCTGAACTGCGCGTCAGCCGGTTCGAACGGCGCGTCGAAAGAAAAAGTGCTTATCTTATCGAACCCTGTGTCTATTTTAAGTCGCGACCAGTTTAGGAACTCCTCGCCGTCTATCTGGATAGTAACGCCGTTCTCATCCGCTCCAGCTACCGCCGTGCGTGGCGCTCGTGGCGCCGTGACATCCGCTGGAATTATTAAGGGCGTCCCCGCATTGAGAGGTTCCTGCGCGCCGGGATTAGCGGCGTCGATGGCAGTCGCTTGTAATTCATTGCCGTAAAATTTACGCGCGATACTCTCGAAAGTGTCACCCTTAACTGTCGTGTAGCTAGACATAATAAACAATCTCTCGACCGCGTGGAATCTCTAATATTTCCGAGCCGGTTAAATCATTACTGTTTATGAAAAAATCAAGCTGTTCGTCTGTTGTCCCATAAAGCTCCGCGACTAAGTCTACTACCGTACGCGAGCGTGTGAGTGTGACTGTCTTCTCTTGCTTTAGGCTGAAAGACAACCCCACAAGGAAACTGGCCGAAAGGGCTACCGTCTTTTGGAGCGCTTGGTATCCCGCGCCGGTGTCAACTTCTCCAAGGCTACAATAGTTTTGTTCCCGCCACTCAACGAGCGCGGCGAATTGTGAGAGTATTAAGTCCGCCGCGGTTAATGCGTCGGGCTTCGTTGCGAATTCATTATTTACGGCCGAAACGACCGAGGCGCTAACGTATGCGCTTGCGTACAAGTTCGCAGTGTGAAACCAGTTAGACGTGCGGCTGTCATTAGCTTTCGCGTCCTGTATACCCACACTTTCAAGCAATCCGGTTAATAAGTTGCCGTAACCTTCTAGGCGGTCCGTTATGGATGCTGCCGCGCGCCCCGGTAGCTGCACGAGCTGTATAGTCTGACGGGCGAGTGTTAAAGGGTCTCCTATTAATATTCTGAGACCGCGGTCTATACTCGTTTTTACGGCGTTAAATTTACTTCTGACATCTTCCTGCGTTTCGGCAATGCCGCGTAGGACGTTATCCGTTACTGTTAAAATTGCGTTGTACTCATCCGCGAGGCTGGATTCCTCGACCGCCGAGCTGACGTCTAATACTTCCGCGAACTCTTCGGACGCGCCGGTATTAAAATCTTCTATGGCCTCGCCGACTTGAAACGCGGCGCTTCCTTGCGTCGTTGGGAAGAGTCCAGTGCTCTCGAAAAATTCCACAGATATAACCGCTTGATTTCCTGCGGAGACTAGCGCGTCTTTTCGTGTGACACGACCAAAGGGCACGACGTCAAAAGTGCCATACATAGGGTGTTCTAAACGTCCGCGGCCTCTCTCACGAAGGGCCGCTTCGAAGGCTTCCGCGACGAGGTCGTAATCAGGCCCTGAGAAAAACGCAGTTATCGGCATAACCCGACCGCCGCTCCCTGAGTCCTGAACATACGTACCGTCACGGCCGGAAGTTTCGAAAGCCGTCGTACGTTTATCGAAGCCCCGCGAGACGTCTTCGTAATCAAATTCTATTCTAACCCCTGACGGCGATGTGTACGCCGCGGGTTTTAGTCTTTCTTCCCAAGTCATTTAAAGGCCTCCAGTAGGCGCGAGTTGAACGTTATCTGTGGCCTCGCCCTCGACGGTGGCTTTAGTGCCGGCCGCTGGCTCGACTATAACTCTCGTAGTGGTTGTTTTTTCTTCTCTCGACGTGGTCGTCGTTCCGGCACCTGTGAAAGCGGGGTCACCGTCTAAAGTCATAGGCTCAAAAACTACCCCGTTGCTTATTTCGGGGCTCTCCTCCATTCTAACGCGGTTGTCAGCCTCACCGGCACCTAAGAGCGGGTTACCTTTAAATAGGCCGCCCATACGCTCGGAGAAATCGCCTTTTATGGCCCCTGCTAGCGCTTCCGGGATTATGCGGCCGCCGATTTCTGCGGCGTTTCCAAGGCCCTGCACAATGTCACTCTGACGGGACACTCTCATGAGACTTTGGTACCCTGAGACCACTGCACCTATCGCCTTAGCCGTGGCTCTCAAAACGGTAATGAAGTCTTTAAAGCCCGCTATTATAGCGGGCTGATTCTCTCGAACCCACGTCGCGCCGTCGTCTATGAATTTTTTAAGCTCGCCGCGGTTTAGATCGAATAGCTCAACCTTGACACCCTCAACAGCGGAGGCAAAGGTCTTAAAGCTCCCCGTTACTGTATCCCTCATAGTGGTTGCCATGCGGTTACTCTCGCCGTCTGCGTTTCGTAGCTCTTCGCGGTACTTACGCAAACCGTCGGCGCCCTCCGCGAGTACTACGTTAACGCCACTTAAGGCAATTTTTCCGAAAATAGTTTCTATGACCGCGAGCTTGTCGGCGGTGCCTTTGCCGCTTAGTCCTTTGTTTAAATCTTCTACGATGTCAAACATATCTCTCATGTCGCCCTTAGAGTCCTTGGTAGTGACCCCCAGGCGGCGGAGAAGTACCTCGGCCTCGCCCACAGGTTTAGCAAGTCGGACAAACATATTTTTTAGGGTCGTACCAGCTTGGCTACCTTTTATCGAGGCATTACCCATAACCCCCGTAAGGGCGCCGAAGGTCTCAACGTCCGCACCGGCCGCGCGCATCGTGGGGCCGCCTTGCTTGATAGTCTCGAAAAGGGTTTCCATTGTGGTGTTGGAAGTCGTCACGGTTTTTGCAAAAACATCGTTAATACGTGTAAGGTTTTTCGTCAGCTTCCCGCTATCCTCGGACATTAAACCAAACGCACTAAGCGAATCGGTCGCCACGTCAGAGGCAAAAGCTAGGTCCGTATTCGATGCGGTGGCTAAGTCCACGACGCCGGGTAAGGATGATATAGCTTGATTTGCGTTAAATCCTGCGGCGGCTAGAAAGTTTAAAGCCTCTGCAGACTGCGAGGCGGTGAACTCTGTAGAGCGTCCCGTTTCTTTCGCTGCGTCTGAAAGCTCTCTAAATGCGGCGGTTCCGCGCTTTATCTGCCCTGGAAACTTCGCAGTAGCATTGGTCAGCGATTGCTCAAACTGTGCGCCGGTCTTGGCTGCGTCGATGAGCGCAAACGTGGCCGCGCCACCTATGGCCGCAATTGATACCGTAGCGGCCTTCGCGGCCGCTCCGACAACGTTAAACCCGTTCGAGAGTTTACCAAAGCTGCCAGACGCGCGAGTTTGAAACCTTTCGATGGATGCGCCCATCTTTCCGACGGGTCGGGACAACCTATCTACCCCCACAAAAATCGACTGAATCTCAAACTTATTGGCTGACATCTTTTCTCACCTTAATTACGGGCCTTATTAAATCATAAAAAAATCTTATATCTGAGCATTTCAACGTCCGCGCGTCGGGTAGGCTCGGTATTGTTACCAAAATCTCTCTTAATGCCGTACGGTACACCGGTCGGCGGAAATTTCCGCCTTGAATCTCACCCCCGACAAGCTTAAACCGTACTAGACCGTAAAAAAAGTTAAAAAAGTCCTCAGTACTTTAAGGTCACGGTTGACCATCCTCGCGAAAGTACCCGCGGCCTGTCCTGACATCTCGGCCAATATGGCGTGATCTCTTGTGATAGGGTTCTCGTGTTTTCCGCCGGCCATCAAAGCCGCACCCGTTACCTCGTGCAGAGTTATGGGTTTAAATTCACCCTTCGCTGGAGTGTACACAGGTTCACCGGCTGCCGTGTACGTCAAGCGGCCTGCCATCGAGGCCCTGACGATAATAGCCCGCATAGACTCATAGCGGATTTTTTCCTCTTTGTTGAAGTTTTCGAGGTCTAAATCGATGTCCATCTCTTCGAAAAAATTATCTAATTCCTTCTCAGCCTGTTCTTTACTAATTACGTCTTTATTCATTTTTATACCTATTCCCTAGTTTATAAAAAGGCGCCGCCCACTCCGAAGAGCTAAAGGCAAGGGTGGACCGAACGGCGCAGGTATACCTTATTGAAGAGTTAAACGACCTGGACCACTTAACGAGACCGTTGCGGTCGCGTCCTGCGTATCGAGGGTTATCTCTTCCACAATTTGCCCAGTTCCTTGCGAAGTTGAACCACTCGCCCACGTTATTTCGATGGGGAAAAAGTCCTTGCTATCCGCGAGTTCCTGCAGGAATTCTTGGTCATTTCGGCTATCATCTATTTCGAGGGCTAGCCCCGAAATAAGCCAGGCCATAACCGTTTGTATTAGGCGCCCGGTTTTACTATTACCGTTCATTCTGACCTCGTTCTGCTTACCGCCTATTCTACGGTTTGCCGCGGCTTCCGCCCCGACTGCAAACTCTCGGCCTCTTAGTCCTACCGATTCAATTGATCCGCCTACAGCTGTCATTTTACCAGCTCCTTACGCTATGAACGTTTGTTGACCAAAGAAAAAGCCGAAATTTAAGGCGAAATCTTTGATGTTAGTATTTCCAGATAACTGCACAGTCGTTTCAATGTTCAGTCTCTTAGGGTTTTGCGAATCTATTTCCGCGACGGTGTTAGCGATTGCCGTGTCCGGGTCGCTTATAATCGCGAGATTTCCCAAGCCCGTTAGCACAGTCGCTACCGCAGCAACCGCCGATTTAGGCTTACGTGCGTTGGGGTTGACTGTTGGCTGGTCGTCTGGTATTAACGGCGCGCCCTGCCACTCGTCAGCGTCAAAGATAAGCGAAATGTTATACATGATGTTCATTAACTTCATAATGTCCACAAGGTATCTATAACCCGGGTCTGTGTCGCCTTCTGGGTGGTAGAAAGTCACTGAGTCCGAAATTACGATTTGATTGTCGACAATATCCGAAGATGAAACACCGGCTTTTAAAGCTTGGTCTTTTTCCGCGTAGGTCCACTGATCTTCGGTAGTTCCCGGCGTTAAAAAAGTAAGCTTCTGTTTGATGTAGTCAAAAGCTGGGTCGCTGTCAGCAAGTACCGCGATTCTCGAAGCGTTAGCCGCTGCGATCTCTAAAGGTAGATTGTTACAACTTGGAGCCATCGGCTGCGAATTTGTGCGGTCTGTTGGTCTAGCGTCCGAAACAACTATCGCCGTATTAACTACAGCCTCGCTTGATCCTACGAGAGAGATAAACGGTCTAGTCACTTGTGGATTCCAGCGGCCTTCGTTAAAAGTGCTGAGCTCATCAAGGGCGTCGGTGTCCGTAGACTCCAAACAGTTAACAACCACGGTTTCCCAATCGTTGCCGAACTGGTCGAGGGCTGCCTGCACGCTAGGGTTCACGAGTCCTCCTGCCGGCTGGGTCACTGTGAAAGTAACGCCGGTGTCAGTAGGTCCTGAAACCTCAACAAAAATGTCGTTTGCGCTAGTGCCTTTCCATTTTGAGGTCAGGCCTAAATCTGTCGCGTTGTCCGTAGTAGTTACAGGCATTTGTAAAACCGCGTCAACTGCGAGTTTCATATTATCGACGATGTCCGCGACGGCGTCACCGATAGAGACCACAAATGGGGCGGATTCTATGTTATTAATGATTATTTCAAAGGCGCCGGCCTTTGTCACTGCGCCAGACGGTGCGATGTCGCCGGTTGCAGCAACGCCCGAGCCATCGTCCGCCACGGGGTAAAATGTACAAGGGAGCGTCCCTAGTCCATCACCATTTGAGGGGAAAAGCTGAAGAGCTGCTAAATGTAGCGGAGTTCCGAAGCCATATTTAGTGGCGACGTCAAGCGCGCTTGAAAGCTGCGTTTTTACTAGGTCGTACGTTCCGCCGGTTAGGCCCTGACCTATTACCGCGACGCGTTGAGGTAACAATAGTATATTACCCTTCCGCAAGTTCTTACGTGTGGATTTAATCCCGAACCCCTGAGCGCGGGCGGAGTTGGGAATCCCTGGTGTTATAGCCATTTTTATAGCTCCTTTGTTTCCCAGCTCACTGCCGGGGGTTCGTTAAGAAAAATCTTCCTGCACTTCGAAATATACTTCGCCTGTCTCTTTTCGCTTCACGGTTGTGTGAATTATATCGAGAGTTTCGTTTGTTTGCTGTGGCGCAAATTCCACAAAAGAGGTTGATAATGCGATTCTCATACCCTGGACATGCTGCGCGGGGCGGCTGTCAATCTCAGGTTGAAAACTTTGTATCGAGTCAATCCAGCGGCCGCCGAAATACCCGCCGGCATCCTTGCCCCTCGGCAACTGTAAATACGTGTTTATGTCCGCCATTATGATATTTCTAACAAGCTTCGCGGCCCGCTGCGCTTCGAGCGCGGCGTCTTTATCTCCCGGGGCGTGTCCTTCGCGGGTACACTCTGATACACCCTTAGCGTATACATCTATGTTAAATATGGCGGTCCCCTGCTGCTGTCGGGAAACGTTGCCGGTTCTCCGGTCGAAGCTCTGCGAGTCGTACCATATGTTAACAATCGGCGCGCTCGTGTCTGGGTCGTTTAGAAATTCTTCGAAGGGGTTGGCACGCTCAATAAATACCCGTAGGTCATATGCTGCGGGGTCTTGATATGGAGACGCAGCGGCTGCGAGCGTTTTCTGATAATCGATATTGCATTTAATTATAAGCGCGATTTGGTCGCGAACCATCTCGAAAGAGTCCTGCTTGTCGAGTAGGTGGTCTGTTAGTGTTATGCCGCTCATTTTTTATAAAACTCCAGCGTTACAGTAACAATGCCGAGGCCTCGGTCTGGCATAGACGAGGAAACTTTAAAATCGTGGGTATTGCCGTTAACGTCGTCGAAAGACATTACCCACGGCTTTGAAGTTGTCGAAGAAATAGCGCGCGGGAGTCCACAGAGACCCGCGGCTACGAGCGAAGAGATACGCAAGGTCACAGTCGCCTGTCTACCTGACACGGCGAGGCCGGTGTCTGGGTCGATAACGAGGCCGATGTCATTACTCATGCCATAAAGCGGGGCGCTATTTGTCGCGCCGCTAGGGTCAGTAACTTTTATAGGCCAGCCAAAACCGGACACGTTATCCTCAAGGGTAACGGCCAGGTCCTGCTCTGCTAACTTGCGTAGGTTCATTCTATTTTGTAGCTTTCGGGTTGTGTGCGACTGCTCCGCACTCGATCAGACGTTTTAAGTCTGGGAGGCTTAACATGTCGGCCGTAACCTCTTGCCCTGCGTGTAGCATCCCCTTAGGGGCGCCCACGCAGGTGATTGACTTACCCGGCGCGATAGAGTATTCAAACTCAGCGCCAGGGTTTTTCGCTTCAGAAGCTTTTTTAAGGTCTTCGTCGGCTTTCGCTAGCTCTACCTGTAGCTCGGCGCAGTATTTCTCTACGTCAGAAATAGACGCGTCCTCTGCGATTACGCATTCAACGCCTACTTTCTTACAAAGGGCTTTCGCGTCCTTTTTCCATGCTGCTAGTGTTTTAGTACCCATTTTTCTTATACTCCAGTAGTTATACAGCCGAATGTATCGATAGCTGTAGGAATCATTAGCGGTCTAGACGCTACGCCAACCGTAAGGTTTTCGCCGCTGTTGTCTGTCCATGCGTTGACATGTAAGTCAGTCATGTTGCCCACTGATCTTAAGCGAGGAATAGAAGCAACGCCTGGAACTCTGTTACCAGCAACGCCCAATATTTGGCCGATGTTTGGCACGCCGCCGAAAGTAGCGTCTAGTCTACCGCCTGAAGCGAGTAAGATAACTTTATCGTCAGCCACGAAAGGCGTAACAACTTTAGTTTGTGGGTTCTCGTAGTGACCGTCATACGTCCAGATTTCGAGTCTTGAATTACCAAGCTCTATAACACCGTGGAAAAGTCCCATTTCAGAATTACGACTCTGCGGCGTAATAGCTGCTGTGTCTGCGCGTCTGAAGTTTAGGCGCTCCATTAGTGCCGTATTCGCGAACATAGCCTCATACGAAGCTTCGCCAAAAATAGCGATATTCGGGCGCATTTTACCGTTATTACGGATGACGTTACAAAGAGATAACAAGTCATTCGCGATAGGTGCCGCTGGGTTGCTCCAAGCTGTGCCAGCTGTCGGGAAATGCGCAGCTTTAGGGCTGTAGTCGATTTCAAAAGTCGCCGCACCAGCTTCGTCAGTAAGCGAAACCACGCCAGACTGTAGAACCTGTGAACACTGCCATTCCATAGAGCGCATTACTTTGTCAGCAACTGGGCGCGTACTTGTCAGAATTTTGTTAAGGAGTTTAGCGCGATAGCCGACTTGCTCATAAGAATCTTGGCCGACTTCGCGTTTAAGAAGCGAAAAGCTGTTAAGCGATATAGCTTCTTTGTGGGCTGGTGGCTTGAATTCTTTATTAGTAGAAAGTGCGACGGTGTTCTGCTTATAGCCTTGGCTAATGTCAGACAGGGCCACAGATACAGATTCGCCAGTACGCTGGATGTCAATCTCAACGGACTCACCTTCGTAAAAATTCTCTCTAGGAGCTCGGAAAAAGCTCATAAGGAAGAATAGCGGAGACGCAGACTGAAAGTAAGCGCTTAACATTTTCTTTTGTGCTAGTGACATTTTCTAGTCCCTGTTATTGGTTGTCAAGCGATGCAAGTTCGTTCACATCTTCAACGATTATTGTGTAGTCTCTGAGCTCGGCAATCACGACCTCATCAACGTTAGAGTTGTCGCCATCAGCGTCGATAACAAGTAAATTCTTGTTAACTGTCGCAGAGATAAGCGGTCTGACTGAAATGTCGCCAGCGCCAGCGCTAACAACTTCAACACCCATGAGCGCAACTGGTACGCCGTTTCCGTTAGTGTTTCCGCCTTTGACATATGCGATATACTTAAACGTCGCTGTGTCGAGGGCTAGGATAGTCCCAGCTGGGTACGTCTTAGCACCCGCGGCGGTGAATGTTCCGCTGCGATACTTTGCGTTTCCAGTAGAACCTATGACAAGCGTTGAGCTGTCGTTATTTGTGATCGTTGGGTCACTCATTCGTAAAATTCTCCGGCGTCAGTTGATAAGTTCGCGCAAGCTTCGAAAACTTGGTCTTCTTCGCTTAGGGCGCTCGGTTGGCTAGTACCAGCGTCGCCAGTGTCGAGGTCGTTTTCGTCCTTGATGCGGGCAGCTGCTGCAGTGGCTTTAATGCCGGCGGCTTGGTGCTTAGCAGTGATTAGCGGCGTGATCTGATCGCCGGATTTAATGGCCGCCATTGCGGTTTCCATATCTCCAGACGCTTCGCCTAGTACGAGGTGCGCCTCGATGCGTTCTTTCTCTGAGTTTAAAGCCTCAGTTGCACCCGCTGCTGCCGCCTGGGCGTACAAATCGGGGTGTTTAGCTTTTAGTTCGTTTAGGTCCATGTTGAGGGCCTCCGTTTTTATTTTACCGTTTGTAGCGGGTTTCGTGGCAATTGCCGTAGGTTCTAACATGCCGTCGATCATTCCTTTTTCAACTGCTTCCAGCGCATATACTACGCCCCCGCGGCCAAAATTATCCTGAACGTCTGCCGCAGTCGTTCCTCGACCCTCGGCAATGGCGTTTATAAAAACTGTTTCGGTTTGGTCCAGGTCCTTGCGAACTGTCGCGCGACCCTCTTCCGTTTTGATGTCTGGGCGCTTGTTTGGCGCGTTCGTACTTGTGACTGAGGTAACGCCCTCATTCACATGGAAAGTTTGAACTACTCCAACGCTTCCGACCTTAGAAAGTTTGTTCTGGGCGGTAATGGTGTCCGCCTGACTGGCGATACCATACGCAGCGCTCGCCGCTAAGTCCCCCACAAATACATTGACGGGTTTTTTAGTCGCCGCGATTATTTCCATAGTTTCGAGCCACGCTGTAGATGCTTCGCCGCCGCCAGAGTTTATAAAGATGTCAGTTTCTTCGATGTCCGGGTTCGCCTCGGCTAAGGCCACGGCTTTATTAATCTCTGAATAAGTGGTGTTACCCCCGCCGAAGAACTGCGCGAAGAAGTTAGGGCGGCTAGTTAGTACACCATTAATGTTAATTGACGCGGTTTTTCCCACCATCGACATAATTCTCGGCGCGTCGTCAGGCCCTGCCGCGTCCACACTCCGCTCTTCATACGCTAGGAGCTCCGCAGCGGTTGGGGCGTTCTCCCCGTGCCTCGCGGCCTCCATGGCCTCGAAGATATCCTCAGTCACTAACCAATTCATACTATGAAATCCTTTTTAATTAATTTTACGACTTA